CTATCAGAGCTGGTAGGTAATGAACAGTATGCACGAAAGGTACTTCCCTTTATACGAGGGGAGTACTTTGGTGATCGTACTGAGCGTATCGTATTTGAAGAGATACAGAAGTTCGTTGAGAAGTACAATGCACTGCCCACCAAGTCAACGCTTGAGATTGAGATTGACACAAGGCGGGACTTGAACGAGAATGACATTCGACGTGTGTTGGATGTTGTTAAGGAACTAGAGAACGACAAAGACGTGAACTTTGATTGGTTGGTTGATACCACTGAGAAGTTCTGCAAGGATAAGGCGGTATACAATGCGATTGTTGAAGGAATTCAAATCATTGATGGAAAAGATAAGGAACGAGGTCCAGATGCAATTCCATCTATTCTTACAGATGCCCTTGCTGTGGGTTTCGATAATTCTGTTGGTCATGATTACCTGTTGGACGCAGATGCCCGATTTGAGTACTACCATACGATAGAGGAGAAGATTCCGTTTGATCTGGAATTCTTCAATCGTATCACCAAAGGGGGATTACCACCCAAGACACTGAACATCGCACTTGCGGGTACTGGTGTGGGTAAATCGCTGTTCATGTGTCATATGGCAGCGAACTGTATGAATCAGGGTAAGAACGTCCTTTATATCACCTTAGAGATGGCTGAGGAACGCATTGCAGAACGTATTGATGCAAACCTCATGAACGTGTCTATGGAAGACTTACATAGTTTACCCAAGACGATGTATGACAGCAAGATCAATAAGATCATCAAGGAGACGAATGGACAGTTGGTAATCAAGGAATATCCGACTGCATCCGCACATTCCGCACACTTTAGGGGACTAATCAAGGAACTCGCAATCAAGAAGAGTTTCAAGCCAGATATCATCTTCATTGACTATCTAAATATCTGCTCATCATCACGGTTTAAGGGACAAGCAAATGTCAATTCTTACATGTATATCAAATCGATTGCTGAGGAGCTTAGGGGACTTGCAGTTGAAACTAACGTCCCAATTATGTCGGCAACACAGACCACTCGCTCTGGGTTCTCGAATTCCGATGTGGGTCTGGAAGATACCAGTGAAAGCTTCGGCCTACCAGCAACGGCTGATCTCATGTTTGCGCTCATCTCTAACGAGGAACTTGACGCGGTAAACCAGATTGCAGTCAAACAGTTGAAGAATCGGTATAATGATGTTAACGTCAATAAACGCTTTGTCATTGGTATTGACCGTGGAAAGATGCGCCTGATGGACCTAGATGAGAGCCAACAGGATGGTCTTGCAGATAGTAACCAGACAGGGGAGACAGATGACTTCGATACCCCCACATTTGACAAGACAGAGTTCGGGACAGGATGGCAAGTATGAAACTGATTGATGACTATCTGGAACAGGATCATGTCCATGCACTCAACAATCTTCATATTGAGTATGCAAAGGTGCATTGGATAGGTGCTGCATCTGATCCAAACACCAATGCACTGACACAACTGGTACATTCGACATACAAATACCTAGAAACGTCCACATTGGGTGCTACAGCGTGGTATAATGTGCGCCCAGTGGACCCTGTGTGGCATAATGACATATTGTCCTATAATGATGAATATCCTATAAATTCACTCCCTGAGAGTACATTTATCTACTATATGCGTGCTCCAGACAAGGGGGGACATCTAGAGTTTGGAGGCCCGGGTTCAGTAAGAGATTGGAAACTCAACACAACAGTTGAGCCAATACCCAATAGACTCGTATATTTCGATGCAACAATGATGCATAGGGTACAACCATATGAGGGTAATAGGGTATCAATCGGCATGGTATGGTGGAAAGTCACACCAGATCGGTATGAGAAACAGAATGAGAACGAATATAACGTACTAGAAAGGGTATGGAGATGAAAAAGATTAATGGGGACCAATATGCATTTATCACGAAGGATGGGTATGACCACCCCGCTGTGGTGATGCTAGAGGGTGAATATAAGGATGTTGCATGGGGATACACCACAGTGAGTATTCCAGAGGTGGATGAACTCAAAGACAAAGCAGCACTGAAATGGGAATTTGAGATACTGGACAATGCTGGACGAGAATGGGATGAGTTCAAGAATCAGACCTTTGTAGACCTTATGGGGGATATTCTCTCTGACCAGATAGAAGAACAACTAGAGACAGGTACGCTGAAGTTCAATGATTGACAAAGACCATATAATCGCTAATCTAAGAGAAGTATTTGATCCTGAGATTAGTATCAACGTATATGATCTAGGACTGATATACGATATAGAAACAACTGAGGATAGGGTAGATATCACTCATACACTGACATCTGCATTCTGCCCATTCGCTGATGAGATTATTAGCAATATAAGACAAGCAGGAATGGTGGATAATGTGAATATAGTTAATATCATTACCACATTTGATCCCCCATTCACTATGGACAGTGTATCAGAAGAAACTAAGATGATGATGGGCTGGTAGAATGAGTAAGCATAAACACCATATCATACCAGTATATCATTGTAAGGAGTTAGGTATAGACCCCGACTTTGATGAGAACATCGTAGAGGTGGATAGACTAGATCACGCCCGTATTCATTGGGGATATAAGTGTGATGACCTAGAGCCACTATTTGAGTATATCACACCAGCACAATGGATAATAGACCTTATTCCTAGAGGAGAAAATAGGGATGTGGGTGCAGCAGTTCTTACCGCAAAGGGTGAACTGGATGAAATAGATATGTCTGGTGAGAATAATCCAATGTATGGTAAGAAACATACAGAGGAAATGAAAAAGAAACTTAGTGAATCACGTTTTGGTAAAGGTAATCCAATGTATGGTAAGAAACATGCAAAAGGTTTCGGATGTGGTAAAAATAATGGTATGTATGGTAAGAAGAGATCAAAAGAATGGCTAGAAAAACATGCATTGGGTAAAGCAAATTCGATGTATGGTAAAACTGGTGAGAATAATCCTTTTTATGGTAGGAAACATACAGAGGACGCTAAGAAGAAGATGTCGGAATCAACTAATCATTATGGTAAGAATAATCCTTTTTATGGTAGGAAACATACAGAGGAAACTAAGAGAAAGATAAGTGAGACTAAGGCTAAGAAGAAGACAGAGGCACAGGGAGAGGGTAATCTAGACCCGTTTCTGAGGTAGTGCGGATAACCTTCCCCAAATAAACCCATAAATACCCATAATTACCCAAATATAATAAAGGCTAGAATAAACGTAGAATGGTTCTGTGCAGAGGGGATTAAAGTCTCCCATGTATCAGCATTTATTTCACATTATTCTCAATTATATCACAGAATATTGCAGAAAAGACTTGACAATCCCTTGACGGTGTGTTACTATCTGCTTGTAGATGGTTGATAAGACATAAAGGACTAACATATGACTGATATTACTGACATTAACCCCATTGTGAATGTGGGCACTGATAAGAACCCCATGTATGTTCTGGATGCCACTTGGATGACTGTGCTGTATGAGAAGATCACTGGTAAGAAATTCAAGGGTGACGATGCTTATGTGAACTTCTGTGATAAGTTTGTGGAAGAGTACAATGAGGGTGGCTTTGATACCACTCTGGCCATCAAGAGGATGATGTAATGAATGAAGAAGAATACAGAGAGATGTATGCAGAGTATTGCATGGAAGGTGGCTCCCGTATGACTGAGAGGGGCTTTGAGGAATTCAAGGCATGGCGTAAGAGAGTAGAGGCCCTCTTCCGTGATAGCCGGGCCCGAGACGCTGACCCAAGCTTTCGAGAAAGATAAAGACTATGATGGTGCAGATTCTTCTTGACATTCTCTCCATAGTATGGTATAGTTAAGATAATAGAGAGAGACTTCTGGAGTGGGAACCACCCACTAGGGCATAGTGCCACTGCTAGTCTCTCCCACAGAAAGAATTAGATTATGATTAAATTCGAATTTGCAAAGGTCACAAACCCAATGGCCTCCAAGTGGTCTAAATTCGCCATTGTACGATTCACCACTGGCGAACGGTGGTTGGTTGGTAATCTTTGGGGTTGGACTATCAACCTCAAGCGTATGGTATAGTTAGCTATAATGAAGGGATGAAGATTCATCCCATGAAACAACGAAGAGATGAACACGATGACTAAAGAGAAGAAGACTTTTGCTTGGGACACCGTGCTGACCCTATCCCTAACGTCTGATAAGAAGACTGTTAAGGGTACGAATACCGAAGTCAAGTGGTGCCCTGTCACCAAGATGTACTGGGAGGTATAGACTATGACTACATTATGTGCAACAGGCAAGAGCGCCCTTGATGATGTTACTCCCATGTACCTCTGGTCATATGGGAACTACAAGTATGAGATAGAGGCAACAAAAGCTCCGATGATGAGCTCATACTTCTCTAGTAGTGAGGTATTCGAGTCTTCATATGAGGATGCGCTGAATAAGTTTGAGAATATGGTTGACAAAGCTGTTCTAGTGTGATATAGTAAGATATACTCAGAGAACATCCCGAATGGGCTTACGGAAACTGCTGAATTGCAAGGTGGCCTGATGTTCTCTCTTTTATTAAGGAGAGTCTGGTTGAAGTGAATGATATATATCCTGTTGGGCTGTAGCCAAAGTTACACGGCTGGCACAGGATTCGTTGTGAGACAATATCAAGGTAGCTCACACTACCTAACAGGGGGTTCGATTCCCCCTCTCTCCATATATACACAGGACTTAAGGGGGGGTTAAAACTGGCAAAGTAATCCTAATCTATAAATGTAATAAGTATCCAGAGAGATATATCAGAGTTACCACAGAGTCACCCCCCCCAGAACCTCAGCGCCCCTTGCTGACTTAACTGGGATAAAAATATAGGAGGCCATAAATCTGACCCCCTACCCCAAACCTCAGCGCTTTTTGCTGACTTAACCGGAGAAAATACTATGAGTTACCTAGAAGGCATTCGAATGGATTACGACACTGCTGATATGATTACTCGATTAAGCTTGATTGAGTCTTTAAAGGGTATCAATAAGAATATCGCAGCCCTTGAAAAAAAGAATAATATGGCGGGACACTCTCCCCATATTTCCTATTTGAAAGATCATGAGAAGGAAGACTTGGAAGATTTTCTGAAATACCGGGAAGCGTTGCTGGTGGTTATTGATTATTACTCTGTGAGCAGTGAGACATGAAATACATCAATGGTGCAGACATGCCTACCCTTACCGTATTTAAAATAGAGTTGCAGAGAATTTCAGATATGAACTTGGAGATTAACCCTATCATTGTAAAGTATATGGAAGGCCGTATCGCTGAGATAGAGAATAA